GACATGGTATTTGTATCCCAAGTACGGTTCACTCTGTGCAATCTTGTGGTTCACCACCTATTCCCTATACTATCAAGATAAAAGAGTGGACATGTTGGTGGCCACCCACTCCATTGGTGCCTCTTGGACCACTTAGTCCATTGAAAGCGATGGTATTGACCAATGGGTTGCCTACAATGACATTTGGTGATAGATTCATACCACATATTTCACCATGTACCAATATTATCATCTATATGTGCCCATGTGGTAAATCTTTATGCCCAGTTCCGACTCCGATCCCTTGTAGCATACTTACAACCGAAGATATGGGTGGTGTAGGTCATATGAGAATCTTATTTGCGACCTCTTTGACTGTATATGTTACTAAGTTACCAATCGGACGTGTTCTAGACCCTCTGGGTGTAGGTACGTTGGCATATAGTTATCCATGTAACAGTGTGGTTGCATATGGGTCACCAAATGTGCTATCATCATAGAATATTGCTTTTTTACTAAATGCCAGTTAGAACAAAGACAGGAAATTTCGGATCTCAGGTAGTTTCGGACACAGTTCCAAAAAAGACAAGACAGGGACAATCTCAGAATACAAAAATCAGTGCTACGTCGAGAAATAAGGCAAAAAAGAAGTATAGAGGGCAAGGTCGCTAAAACTGCTATAAATAAAACTGTAACGACTAAATAATCGTAATGTCGACATACAGATTCCGATCAGAAAAGTTCTTATCTCGTGGATTCAAAGATTTAGCGATTTCTTTTGAAGCAAATCCTAATACTAATGATTTCTCAGCAGTAACAAACGAAAATGCTATCAAGCAATCGATTCGGAACCTTGTATTGACAAGTTTTGGTGAAAGACCTTTCCAACCGACCATTGGGTCAAGAGTGAGAGGTCTATTATTTGAACCGTTTGATGTTTTCATGTCAGAAGACTTGAAAGATGAAATATCAAACACAATAGAACGATTAGAACCAAGAGTAGAGTTGGTTGACGTTGACGTGAGACTTTCTGAGGATGAACATAGTATAGACGTTGGTGTTGAATATGCCATCGTTGGACAACCACAAACACAAGTGGTTGAATTCCTTTTAGAGAGAACATAACATGCCTGCCACCCCATCGAATCTAACGTCATTAGATTTCTTCGAGATTAAGGAGTCCATTAAGTCATATCTCAGAACAAGACCTGAGTTTAGTGATTATGACTTTGAAGGATCTAGTGCATCATACCTAATAGACACATTAGCGTACAATACTTATTACAGCGCATTCACCGCTAACATGTCGATGAATGAAGCGTTCCTAGAATCAGCGACAGTAAGAGATAATGTTGTAAGAATTGCAAAGCAGATAAACTATACACCTAGATCAATAAAGGCAGCAAAAGCATGTGTTCGTATTACTGCACAGGCAGCAGTGTTACCTGGTGCTCAGAGTTACCCTGATAGTATTACTATCAAGAAGGGTGATGTGTTTATATCTGAGATCAATGGTGAGACATTTACATATGCTCTTACAAGAGACACACAAGCAACAGTTGACCAAACTACTGGATTAGCAACATTCTCTCAACTTATAATCTATCAAGGCAACTTTGTTAGTTTCAATTATACAGTTGATGATACTGCTAAGGCAAACTATGTAATCCCTGCTGAGGGAGTTGATACTGAGTTACTTACAGTATCTGTAAAACCAAACGAACAGTCTGCTGAGATTGATGAATACTCTCTATCATCAAACGTAACAGCATTGACTGCAACTTCTCGTGTTTACTTTTTAGAAGAGACAGAAGATCTTAGATACAAGGTAATATTTGGTGATGGTGTTCTAGGACGTAAGTTAATTGATAATGAGTTTATTGTATTAGAGTACATTACTACTGACGGACCAAAAGCAAACGGTGCTAATAAGTTTAGTTTCATAGGTCAAGCAGTGGATGTCACAGGACGTGCTGTACTACCTTCTCAGATGTCCCTAGCAACGATTGACAGCAGTCAAAGTGGCGAGGAGAGAGAATCTGCCCTGTCAGTTAAGTTTCGCGCTCCTAGGGCATTCTCGACGCAGAACAGAGCAGTTACAGAGAATGACTACGCTCACATTGTTCAAGACATCTATCCCCAGGCAGCAGCAGTAACTGCCTATGGTGGTGAGAAACTTTCACCCCCTGAGTACGGTAAAGTGTTTATTGCAGTCAGATCAAAGTCTGGTGTAAACTTAAACACTACAACAAAGAAACGTATTCAGAATCAACTACTTGCATACTCCATGGCGTCGATTCAACCAGTAGTTGTTGATCCACGCATTTTCTACTTGTCACCTAAGATCTATCCATCATTTGATGGTAACAGTACAACAAGGTCTGCTAACGAATTAGCATCTGCTATTTTAAAGTCAGTTGATAAGTTTAACTCACAGAATAGAGATGACAGATTTAGTGGTCGTCTTGAAATGTCAAAATTTAATAGTATGATTGACTCTGCTGATAATGCTATCGCTGGTACAACGACACAGATGTCTATTGGTCAGAATTTAGACCAGTTTACATTTGGTAACGTATTTACCCAGTGTCTTGACTTTGGTAATGTACTAACAGACCCTAGTTCATTAGGTGGTGGTGATGGTGCTGATTGTGATCCTAAGTTCTCATCTGTTAAGTCTGGTTCATTCTATGCAACTGGTTATACAGAGGAAGTAGCAGACTTAATTGCTGCTGGTGAAGCAGCGGGATCCCTTACTACGTCTCAACAGTCAAGTGGTCTTGAAGCAGCAGTATTTAATGGCACCCTAGTAGAATCAAGTACATTAGTACCAGTAAATCTTCGTGATGATGGAAAAGGTAACTTATTGATGGTTACTAATAGAAATGAAAAAGAGGTCATCCTTTCTTCATCAGTTGGAACAGTAGATTACTCAACTGGAAAAGTCTGTGCTGGACCGCTAAATATTGCAGATACCCCTGACAGTACAACTCGTGTTCCTATTGTAGTATTACCTGACGGTGATGGATTAACAATCCCACCAGGTGTCGATCCTACGTTATTTGATCCGAAAGTTTTCCCTGTTGATTATATTACTAACCCATCAAACGTAAGTGGGTTTGATCCTTACAACTTTGGTGGTTGGAACTATGGTGGAGGCACCATAAATACAATTAATTACCCGATAGATGCGTTTACCTATCCAGAAATCGACTCCTGTTTCTAAATTAGATGTTTGCTGACAAAATAAACATTTCGGACAGAGTTAGTAATCAACTCCCAGAGTTTATAAGGGATGAAGATCAACAACTCGTTAACTTTCTCTTTGAATACTATAAGTCACAAGAGAAGACTGGTCGTGCGTATAATGTACTAAACAATTTACTTGAATATCTTGATATTGATGCTTATGATCCTAAGATCTTAACATCTAACACAATTCTTATCAAAGATGTTGATACAAGTGTAGAAAAGATTGAAGTAGAAGCAATAGATGGATTCTTATCGAAAGATGGTTCGGTAATGATCGATAATGAAGTAATATATTACCAAGAAACAGTTCGTGGTCCTGATGCTATATTAACACCAGGAATTTCACTAGAAGAATTTAATAAAAAGCGTCAAAACCTAGAAAGTCCTATAAGTTTGTTCGATGGAGTCAAAACTACCTTCGATCTTAAATTCTTAGGCACCCCAGTCTCACCTGTCTCAGCAGAACACCTTGTTGTCACTGTTTATGGGACAATGATGCAACCAGTTGTTGATTATACAATTAGTGGTTCTCAAATTGTCTTTACAACACCTCCAAGATCAAAAACTGGTACTGACCAAGTAGAGTTTACACAAATTCTTTATTATATTGGTTTTGCTGACTCAGTAATCAAAAAATTAGAATATCCTGATGTTGCGACTCTTGCTGGTGAAGAGTCAATGCCTATTACTTACAATAGTCAACCATATTCACCTATTTCAGAGATTGGTCTAATTATTAATCGTAATGGTACTCTACAAAGACCATATATCGATTATGTACTAACTGACAACAATACAAGAATCAAATTCTTTGTAAATATCACCTCACAGGATGTTTACCATATAAGGTCTATCGAATACGTCTCTCCGTCCGTTGGATCGGGTGCTGAGGCGGTTACAAGGATAGGAGTCAATGGTGAGATTGAAGCAATCATAATCAAAAACGGAGGATCAGGATATGAACTTAACTTTGCTCCAAAAGTTTCTATATACAGTTCGACTGGTGTCGGTGGCAACTCAGCTGCAAGATCACTTGTCTCGGGTATCAAAAACATCCAACTTATAAGTGGTGGACAAGGATATACATCATATAACCCTCCACTTATTAATATCACACCCCCTAGTGATTTAATCAACGGTTCAAGGGCAACTGCTGCTATTACAGTTGATGATACTACTGGTCAGGTAGATAGTGTTACTATCACAGACTCTGGTTCTGGATATGACTTTATTCCAGCAATCACTTTCCAAAACCCAGGTGGTGCATCAATTAGTGATCCTACTATTGATGGTGAGGGTAGATTAAACGTTGATTCTATCACAGTTACTTCAACAGGTATAGGATACAGCAACCCTCCAACAATTTACATTGATCCTGCTCCTGTTGATGGTATTAATGCAGAAGCATCATGTACAGTATCACCTGATGGACAGGTTGTTCAAGTTACTATTAATAATAGAGGTAGAGGATATTTAACTGCACCAAGAGCAAGAATTATACAACCAGTTGGTGCACAGGTTTTAGATGTAACTGTTGCTAATGGTAGTGTTACTAATATCAACCTATTAACTGGTGGTGCTGGATATACAGATGCACCTTCTGTTTATATTGTGGATGATCGTAAAGGACCACTAGGAGAAGCAATCGGTGGTACAGGAGCATTGGCAGCAGCGACTATATTCAACGGAGAAATTACTGATATCAATATCATTAGTTTTGGTACAGGATACTCAACAGAAACGCCCCCAAAGGTGTACATAGCCGAACCTTTATCCGCTGCATCGTCCTGTGACGTTGGATTTGGTGAAATCACTGGTTGTAAGATTTTAAGTGCTGGTTCTTATTACGAACCCTCTGCATTCCTTAATTGTGCTCGTGGTGTATCTGATATAGTACAGTTTGACAACTATGGTAATCAGATATATGCAAAAGAAGCACAACTAGCACAAACTAACCATTCAAGTGGTGCTGTTGTACATAACCTTGACTCTCAGATCATTAGACAGGTATTTGACAAGTTTAGACGTCAATATATGCCTACTATCAACATTGACTACTCACAGGTCAATCCGATACAGGTTATTAAGACTATTAAGGACTTCTATATCTCTAAGGGTACAAAAACTGCTGCACAATACCTATTCAAGATATTATTTGGTGAACAGGTTGATGTTTACTACCCAAGAGAAGAATTAGTTACACCATCTGCTGCTTCATGGATAGTTGACACTATTTTAAGAGCAGAGTTGATATCTGGTGATCCTGCTAACTTACCTAACTCACAACTTAATCAATTTGCTGATGCTGTTGATCCAAACATAGGAGATGCTAATGTATTGATTGAAAACGTCATTTCAATCATAGAAGGTACTGATGTAATTTACGAATTAGCAATATCAGAAGAAACATTATCAGGGGTATTCAAGATTCCCTATAAAACAGTTCTTGCAGAACCATTAACAACAACAGAGAACATAATAACAGTTGACTCAACTATTGGGTGGCCCGAGAAGAACGGAACTATCATTATTGGTGATTCTGAGATTGTACAGTATAAAGAAAAATCACTAAACCAGTTTATTGAGTGTACACGTTCTAAAAACGGTGTAGTAGAAGACTGGGACCCAGGAACTACTATATTCTCTGACATATTTGTATATGTCAACCGTGGTTTAACAACAGAAGTCAAACTTCGTGTTCTAGGTATTGCAGAAGCGGGTACAACAGTCTTAGAAGACAGTGGATCATATTATCTACCTGGTGACAAGTTAAATGTTGCTGCGTTAGGTTCTACTGCTAATGATAAGCGTCTAAACTCATGGTTATACAACGTTAAGAAGTTAATCTCTGTTACCGAGATTAATCCTACACAAAATAGCAATTCAATAAGTCAAATTGCTAACGTTGTTTGTTCTAACCCACATGGTTTACTTGTAGAAGACAAGGTTACCATCTATGGTGCTAACCCTGCTGTATATAATGGCACGTTTGAAGTAACGTCACGTCTTGATGAATTTACCTTTACATATAACTTACCTGTTCCTACTGATATTGTTCCACAGGGTAATATTCTATTATCAGTTGACCTCAACAGAGGTAAGTCAACTGTAACCTCTATTAATGAAGTTATATCACTCTTTACATCTAACATACAGAACTCCTTCTTCAATAGTGCTTATGTTTACATTGCTGCATCTGGATTACCCAACTATAAGGTTGGACCATTTACAGGATCTGCACTTATTCCAGGAAACCAACGTAAGTTACTAAGATTCCCTAGAACAGTTGAGACAGTATCTACAAGAACAATAGTTGCACCCAATACTCCTATTGGATCATGGGTAAATGGTGTTGCTGCATGGTCTTACAAGTCTGCTGATGTTGTAACATTTGGACCTTTAACCAGTATTAGTATTCTTACAAATGGACAAGACTATGATGCTGGATCAAAACCAGCATTAGAAATAACTGGTGGTGGAGGTACAGGTGCTGCTGCTGCGGTAACTGTTAATGGTTCTTTATTCTCTATTGCTGTAACTAATGAAGGATCTAATTACACAACACAACCATTAATCTCTATTGTTGGTGGTGGTGGATCTGGTGCAACTGCACAAGCGGTTGTTACTAATGGTAGAGTAACAAGAGTACTTGTAGAGAATGCTGGAACTGGATATACATCTCAACCTACTATATCAATAACTGGTGGTGGCGGTATAGGTGCCCTTGCATCTGCACAAGTTCGTGGTCCTATATCAGGTGTAACTCTAACATCCCCTGGTGCTGGATATACATCAACTCCTTCAATCAGACTAAATTCTGGTGAAGGTGCTCTGGCACAACCTATTGTTATTAATGGTCGTATTGTATCAATCGCTATTATTAACTCTGGATCTGGATATACAACTGCACCTACTATCTTTATTAATGGTGATGGATTTGGTGCTCAGGCAGTTGCTGTTATTGGAACATTAGGAGAAGATAAAGGTAAAGTTATATCTGTAACAATTACAAATAGAGGTGTTGGATATACACAAGGAATGACAACCGTACGTTTAGAAGCGGTTGGTCAACTAGCAACATTCCAAGCAAACGTATTCCAGTGGAATAAAAACCTTGAATACGATTTAGCATCAAAGTATGACGTAGCGAGAGGATATGTATTTACTGGATTCAATAACCAGTATGGTGGTGAGTATGCACATATATCAGATCCAAAAGAACTAAGATATGTTGTTGGTGATAACGTTGTATTAGATCCAGTCACACAATCATTCAGAGAGATAGGTGTTAACGAAGCACACTCTCCTATTATTGGTTGGGCATTTGATGGTAACCCAATCTACGGTCCATATGGATATATCGACCCAACTGATCAGAACAGTGGATTAAGAAGAATGCGTTCCTCTTATAAACTTAAAGACGAAGTTGTATATGATCTAGATACTAACCCAACACCATCAAGAACAGATGGTCCTGCATTATCAGAGTATCCTGCTGGTATATTTGTTAATGACTATGAATACACATTCCAAAGAGGTGACTTAGATCCTTACAATGGTAGATTCTGTAAGACACCTGATTTCCCTGCTGGAACTTATGCATACTTCATTACTATTGATGAATCAGATACAGGTTTACCAGTATTCCCTTATATTATTGGTCCACAGTTTAACTCTGTTGTTGATACATGGAACTTATCATTAAATGCAGTTCAAGAGAATATACCTCTTGATGTTTCTCGTTTCAGAGATCCATATGCTAATGTTGATATTGATATTGACCGCCAACCTAACCAAGAGTCAGATTCTTTCGTTACTGAGAAAGAAGGTGATGTACTTATCTTTGAAATAGAGGATATTGACGGTGATGGATTAATTACTCCTGTTGAGATTGCAAATCAGCAAGCAATTACAGAAGAAGCAGCATTACAGATATATGATTACTTCCCATTAGTATCTGCTGAGTCAAGAGTTGATATTGAAGTAGAAACAACTACAAAATTTGAATCTGCACAGATTGATGGGTTTGTTATTGAAAACCCAGGTGTATCATATCAGGTTAATGATACATTGTTCTTTGACAACACAGGAACAGGTGGATTTGGTGCATCTGCACAAATTGAGTCAGTGGTAGGTCAAAGTATTGCTGCTTATCAGAAACAAATTATAAATGACATACCATACGGTAAAATTATTACTTCTGCTAACCATGAACTTATTGCACAAGATGAAATCATCGTAAGTTCACGAGTTATTACAGAAAACACAAATAAGAGATTCTACATGTCAGTTGTTACTGGTATTGAGACAATCTCTGTTGATCAGATAGGTGTTGGTTATAATGAGCAGATTCCTGCAACTTATGAGATTATTGCAAGTCAAGGACAAGACGTAGAACTAGATGTCGTTCTTGATACTACTACTGGTAAGATTGATACTGTTAATATCATTAATTCTGGTTATGGATACTCAGTAGATGCTATACCACAAATTAGAGTATCACATCCACAACAATACAAGAAAACTTACTATTGGTTAAACCAGTATGCTGAATCTTCTGCATCATTTGAAATATTTGACATTCAACCAGCAGATGATCGTACATGGTATGCGTGTGGTGAACTTACAGAGACAAATGGCAATAGTTCTGCATTCTTAGCTAAGTTCTCTGATCTTGGTGGTGTAATTTGGGATAGAACACTTTTACCAAGTGCAAGTATCAAGAAAGCAAGATTTAAACGTATATACTTAGATCAAACAACTGCTGATGACCATATCATCTATGTTCTTGGTGAAACAGAGTCACAATCAACTGCTGCATACAATCCTGACATATTAGTTGTCAAATATCAATCTGGTCTTGATAATGCTAACAACCCAGAGGGTATTGTTGAGTGGCAGAAGGAAATTGCTGGTGTATCGGGTTCAACAAGGTCTGACTATGCTGGTGACCTCTATATGGACGATGAACAACGTCTATACATCTGTGGTTGGACAGATACTAACTCAGTTGACCCAGATGACATCTGGATCATGCAACTTAACAGTTTAGGTGATGTTATCGAGAAACGTAAGTTTGCTTCACCTAATAAAGGAGAACAATTACATCAGATTCATTATATTGGAAATGATAAGATTATATTCACTGGTATTGACTTAGATAACAACGATCTCATGTTTGGTGAGATGATCTATGATGGATCTAACATTGAAATGAGATATGTTAAGAAATTAGCAGTATCTGGTGGTCAGGTAAGAAGACCACAGTTTGTTATTGATTCTTACAATGATTTGTTCTTCACATGTGATATGTGGAACGGAACTAAGCATTATGGTGTTGCATTGTTCAAAATTGCAATGTCACAGGTTGAAACCACTGCTGCTAACCCAACATGGGTATTCTCAAAGATTATTGCACCTAGTATTCCTTTTGAGTCAATTACACACGCTGGTGTCTCTCTTGATGAGTTTGGAAACATTAATCTTGTTACACACGTTTTATATGAAGATAATAACCAACAAGCAATTATTAATTACATCAAATACGATGGAACGACTCTTAAAAAGTCAAATGTCATTTCTGGTGCTTGGAATAGTGGAACTTCAACAACAGATTACGGTTTAGGGTTTACTGCACATAATCATACTGTTGATAACTCTGGTGATGTCATAATTCCAGCAAATATCCAAAAATCAGTTCAAAGTGCTGTATATCGTTTTAATGACACTAACGATCTTTACTTTGACGCTACAAAACAGAAAAAGGCGATTCCTACGATTGTAAACAGTGCACAACTTGTTTATGACAGTACAGTTCAAAAATTTGGTACAGGATCACTTAAATTCCAACAATACGGTTCTTTATCATGGGCAAACCTTGATAACAATGATGATTGGACTGTTGCAATGTGGGTCAAGATGGATACGTCTCATGACTCCAATAATCCAATAATGGAGATGATTACAGCGATAGATGACGCTGGTTCGACTGTAAAACTTAATATTATCGGTGCAGCGTCAGATGCCAACTTTGGTAAGATCAGAATGGTGATTGCACCGCAAGGTGCAAGTGCAGTGACTGTTGATTCAGTTGGATCAACATATTTCACTACAATGGACGCTGGTAACTGGCATCACATTGCATTTGTTAAAGAAGAACCTAGTTTGGGTTCATATGACTATTCTGTTTATTTTGATGGTGTAAGAACAAATACTGCAACTAGCACTGCTGATATTGCAATGGATGACCTTACAATCGGTTGTGCAACATCAGGACAAGCAATTACTAACTCATTCCTTGGACATATTGATGATATCGCTATTGAAGCAAGAGCAGTCTATACTGGATCATCTTTACAAGTTCCTACCGAAAGATATCGTATTACAACAGTTAATAGCAATACTGACTACATTAAGTTTGATAGGGAGCATATTAAGCGTGCTGATTACCAAACATCAACAGATGGACTCGTATTTACAGAAAATACAAATCTCAACATTAATAATCTTAATAATCCAGTAATTACCGTTTGGAACGAAGGTGCAAGTGGATTACAGATATTAGACTACTCTGACGTGACTTCTCAACTAAGTCCAGGAACTTATACGTTCTCAGAGACAGTTACAACATTTGCGTCTAAAACTTCGACTATTCCAACTCCATTAGGTAAGAGACTACTTATTACACCTAATGTTGTTGCAAAATACTATATTAGGGATGCTGGGTATTCTAAGATTGATAACGTCTTAGAATTCACATTTAACCAAGCAATCAAGTATTCTAAGGGAACTATCATTCAACAGTTCAATTCCCAAGGTGTAACACAAGCATTTGGTACTATTGTTGGAGTTCCAACAGGAACACTTAATAATCCTGGATTAGGCACCAAATACAAGATTGGTAAGATATATGGTACTTTTAACGATTCTGACAGATTTAGAAACGATACTAACGAAGAAAACACTATTGACAACGTAGAGTTCAATGTTAAGCGTCCACAGGAACAATGGGTAACTGGTAAGGCATATGTCGTTGGAGATCAAGTTTATAGTGCTGGTAAGATATATGCTGCTACAAACTCTGCTACATCAGGTGGAACTGCTCCTACACACTCTATTGGTATAGTTACTGATGGTGCTGTTACATGGAACTTTATTAGCGTATCTGGAACATTACAAGTTAATCTTGCAGACTATGCTTGGCCCAGACCATCAGAACCAGAATGGGAAGAAAATAGATCTTATTCTGCTAATGATTTTGTTTACTATGGTAGATACAAGTATCAGGCACAAGCAGATGGTATTGCTGGACCAACTGCTCCTGTACATACAACTGGTACTGTTAGTGATGGAAATGTCAACTGGGCATACGTTTCAACATATACAGGATTAGATTCGTTTGCTAGATTCAGACCATATGCTGAGAACGATTATCGAATACAAATTATGGGAATCTACACAGATTCCGATTTCATAGTTGGTGACGTAATTTCGCTAGGTAATAGTATCACGGCTATACCAAACGCAGATAATCCAAAGATAGCAGATATCGATGGAATTGGATCTGTAAGTAAGATTAGATTTACTGTAAACCTTGATAAAGATATTATTAGAACTGCTAATACAAGAACTGACTTAATATATGCAACTGCTACTACTAAGCATAATCTAAACGTAAATGACATTCTATATGTTGAAGGATTCACAACTGCTGAATTTAATGGATCATTCTTTGTACAAGAACTATTCTCTTCAAGAGATTACACATATAGACTTCGTTCAACTGCAAGTGCTGACCCACTATTTGTAAACAGTGGTATTGCGAATGTCAAGATATCATCTAAGCACCCAACATTAATGTTGGTTAGAAATCATTCTTATATCTTTGATATGAGTGATGTATCTAACTTCGGATATTTCTTATCATTCTCACAAGACAACCAGTTTAAACTTGAATACTCATTCAACGTTATTGAAAGAGAAGGAACCCCTGGTGTAGCATCTGCAACTGAGACACCTACCGTTCAGTTTACAATCGGTGGAGAAGTTACTAATATTACTTACTACTTTGACCCATCAAGACTTGGTTCTAATTCACCTGTTGGTACAAACTCATTTATTGATGTTATTAAGACACCGTTTGATGGTACATTTAGAATTTCTGAGGTTCTAAGTGATACTGAGTTTAGATTCCCACTATTATATGAACCAGAATTTACAAATGCTAATATAGGACTTGATGATCAAGATGAACCTAATTCCAAATACTCTACTACATCAGTAAAAGCGATTGGTCCTATTAATAATATTAAACTGATATCCCCAGGTGGATTCTATCAAAGACTACCTGTTGTATCTGATATTGCATCAGATCGTAAGATTGAGAAAGTTAGAATTGTTAATGGTGGTACTGAATATGCAGTTGGTGTTTACACACAAGTTCCTATTTTAGGTGATGGTGAAGGTGGTCTTGTTCAACTTACTGTTGAAGTTGATGAAGAGATTGGATCAGGAACTATTACTGCTGTTGCATTAACAGATCCAGGAAAAGGATATACAGAGGCATCTATTGATGTAGATGGTATTGAAGGTATTTTAGGACCTACATTGTCAGGTTCTGGTGCTGAATTAAATGTTGTAATTCCTGCTGAGGGTACTGGTGCTGCTGTATTCTTAACTGGTAGACAGATTGGTAAGATTAAAACTCTTAAAAACAATGAATTTGGTTATGGTTACTCACATGACTATACCTTACGTCCTGAGATTGCATTCCCAGTCAACTTACAGTTATTCAATACATCTATTCTTTCACAGATTACGATTACAAATCCTGGTGCTGGTTATACATCTCCTCCTTCTGTTATCATCGAAGGTGGTGGTGGAACAGGTGCTGAGGCAGAGGCAATCGTTAAGAACAATAGATTATCAGAGATTCTAATTAAAAATCCTGGTGCTGGATATAGTTCACAACCATCAGTAACACTTAAATCAGAATTTACATACGTTGTAAACCTTGACTTGAACTACTTACAGTTTAACTTCCCACATGGTATTACAACTGGTGCTGCTGTACAGTTTAGAGCAGAAGATATTGGTTCTACTGTCGGTGTACTACCAAAACCAAGTTCAGTTGGTTTGACATCATTATCATCAACACAAACATACTATGCTATCACTGGTGATGCTAACTCACTAGAATCTGATCAGTTAAGATTTGCTTTAACACCTGTTGATGCACAGTCTGGTAACTTTATCACATTCTTAACACAGGGTGATGGTCGTCAGGTTCTTCTTACTGAGGTATTTGGTGGTCAAGCAGATGCTGTTGTTGAAACATCACGTTTCTTAGAAGGTGAAGAAGTATTCCAAGGTGAGACATATGAATTAGCAAGTGCATTTGGTATTGTATCAGAAAATGAAGGTTGGCAGATACAACCTAAGATTTTAAAGATTACTAACCCACGAGGAGATTTTGTTGTTGGTGGTAAAGTACAAGGTGTGATATCTCGTGCATCTGGTATTATTGATAACTTGAATATTGCTAAGGGTGTTCTTAATATTGACGCTCTTACTAGAACTCCTGGTAGATTTATTGATGACGTTGGTAAACCATCAGAGATTGTACAAAAGATTCAAGACTCTTACTTCTATCAGAACTTCTCTTATGTTATTAAGTCTAAGATTCCTATCAATAGATGGAAAGAACAAATATTAGAAAACAACCATCCTGTTGGATTCAGCATGTTTGGTCAGTTAGAACTAACTGGTGGTAAAGACGTATCTGGACGTAAAGTTGTTGCTGGATTTACAAAACAGGTAAACATCAATGAGTATTCTAATGTAAACCAAATTACATCCTTTGGTGCTGCACAACCTATCTACTCTACATTCAATAACTCTGAGGTTCTATTCCGTAAGAAGAGATTAACTAACTCTGAGGAAATTCTAACTTCTATTGTTAAAAAGATTGATAATATTGCATCACAGTTTGATGGATCTAAGAAATCATTCCCAATCGCTGTTGAAGGTGAGAACTTAGTTGTAAATGAGAACCAGTTACTAATTACACTTAATGGTATTATACAGGCACCTGGAACTTCATATAGTGTTGTTGGTAATAACCTTGTATTTGCTGAACCTCCAAAACCTGATTCTAAGGTTGTATACAGAAATGTAGAAGTTGATCTATATCCAATTACAAGATTTAACTTGAATACTATTGGTGGTATATTCCCATCAATAGGTGATACAGTATTTGGTTTTGTTTCTAATGCAACTGCAAGAGTTGTTGCAACTGGTGCTACATCTGTTGATGTTGTAGATATTCAAAATGGTCCATTCGTACTTAATGAAAGAATTGATGTTAGTAGAACAGGATTCAGTGCTCTTATTGGATCAATAGATGACTCTATTACTAAAATATTCTTACAGAATATAGGTGGAACATTTACACAAAGTGCACTTGCTGGTGATAGGGTAACTGGTGCTACAACAGGAGCAACCGCTACTATACAAACTGTTGATACTGTTAACCAGACTATTGACGTTACTGACATGGCAAATGGTTACTTTGATAGAGGAGAGAATGTATCATTCTTTAATGCTGGATATGGTGCTAATGTATTAAACGTAGATAGCGTAAACTATAAGACTATCTTTGAGTTTGGTGAAACTGTAACAAGTCTTGATGGTAATACTGCTGTAATTGAAGAGAACAACCTTGACCTTGATGGTGTTATTGATGATAAGTTAGTTCTTTCTAAAACATCAGGTACATCTGAATATGAAACAGGAACATACAGTATATTCTTAAACGATATAATCTATTCAGCAAGTTCTAATATCGCTGCTAAGATTACAAGTATTTCTCCATATAGAGATCCTATTGTTTCTATCAACTTAGTACGTCCTGTTGGTAGTACAACTGGATCATGGTCTAGTTTTGAAGAAGGTGATAAATTCCAAGGACCTGGTGGAACTGCTACTGGTGAAATTGTAAGAATTGACTTTGAAGCAAACCCTGTAATATTATACTACTTAAAGTCTAGTGAGGCAGAGATTTCAGATGGAGAAACAATACAAAGATACTTCCCTGATGCACAAGGAAATAGATTACTAGATTCTCTTACAGAGGTAGTTGCTGGTTCCAATACATTAGGTGATATTGTTGATACTCTTATTATTAACAAAGGATCTACATTTAACGGTATTATATTTGAGAGACTTATATCTCTATCTAATCAGAACGTAATTCTTGACAATATTGCTGAGACTACAATTACACCTACTACATTAACAGATGCAAGTGATCGTATCAACGCTGACTTCCTAGATTTTGAAGAAGTAAGATCTACTGAAATTGAATATGAGAACTTAACTGGTGGTGTAATAGCAGCAAACGATATGCTTCGTTCTATTACATTTGAGTATGGTAACCAAGTAACTAACGCTAAGAATAGATGGCAAGATGGTGGTCGTATGATCTCTCTAAACAAAGACGAGATCGTTGACTTTGCTAATGCACAGATAGCAGTTGAGCACCCAGGATTCTACTACCCAGGTGATAACATGACTGATGCTTGGAGTAGATATGCTGATGCTTATCGTCTAATCATCAAGAATATAGATTACATTGCTAACAAAGCATATGCATTGATGGTTGCACAATATCCATCATTAACAATTCCATCTGGACCTAAGTGTGTTAGAGATACCAAGTATATGATCGAGGCATTAGCATTCGACGTTTATAGTGGTGGTACGAAATACACACGCAAATTGTTACAAAAGTATTTCTCAACCGATGGTACGACCTTCTTATATGTAAATAATGAGGCAGAGGCAACTAACTATGCATTTGGTCAGGCAGTTAGTTTGATGAAACAGGCATTGAGCAATATGCTCACTGGTTCTGAAACTGTTGACGGTGTGACCTACGTTAAGTATAATGAAAGAACTGCTGGTGGTTCCAGCGGAACTGGGATTACTGCTGACCCTTCACCAGGTAATCCTTATGGAACTGCTGGCACCAATACCACAAACTATGGTGCTACTAATTGTTCAGATGTTCAGTCAGCTTTACAAACTTTATATGACAACGTTTCTGTTGTACTTACTGCTGGTTCTCTCGCTGATTTACTTGACGAGGTAACTGTCACACAGTACACTGCACATGAAATTAAGTGCAGAAGAGACATAGGATATCTTGTAGATGCATTATCAACAGATATCACAACTGATGGTAACTTCCAAACTGTCAAGTTTATTAAGACATACTTTGATAATATTGGTGTTCCTATTTCTAATGGATTTGTAGGAGAGGTAAAAGAATATCTATCTGCATTTAAACATGTAGCAGAATTATGTAAGAGAGCAATCAATAATTTATTATATGTACAGGTTAACACTAGAACACCTGAGACAGGTTATATGTTGAAAGATCCAACAACATATCAAGGTCCTTATCTTGGTGCTGCTGGAACTACACTAACACAATTTACACCAACTGCTGTTACATATACTCCTGCTAATGGTCAGTTAGTAATGACTATTGGTAATCATAGTTTGACCACATCAGATACTGTTAAGATTAGACCTTACAGTTTGAACTTCACATGTACTATGGACGGTGGTGCTTCATTCCACCCATATCCTAGAACAGGTGACCCAGCATTTAACGCTGATCTAAATATATCTGCTACAACTCAAACTTCTATTACAGTTGACGTTGGGGCATCTCCTCTTGTACAATATACACCTACTGGTGCAACCTACGATCCAGCAACAGGTGTAATGGTTCTTACTATTGGAACTCATTCACTTGAAATAGGTGATCCAGTAACACTTGCCGACCTCTCAATTACATTTACTTGTACACAAGACGATAACACTACACCAAAACAATATCCAAGAACAACTGACCCTGCGTCTGGTGCATCTTTACCAGTTGTTGCTAAGGATACAAATACTATTTCTATAAACGTCGGTGCTTCTGCACAGACTGATCAATATGCTCACACATTTGTTTCTGCCTCTGCTAACGCTGTTAGTTCTGGTGGTGGTTTTACTCATACATTTGTTTCTGCTGAACCTAATGCTGTATACAATGGGGGCGGAACCGAAGCAGCATATTATGATCCTAATTATTATAGTGGAGTTAACGAAGGTCTTGGTAATTGTGCAGACGTTCAAGCAGGCATTCATACATTAATATCACACG